TATGGATGGCCGTGGGTATTTCGATGTCCGTATTGATTTTACCGACCATACACAAGGCGAAGTTCGAATTACTGCCAAAGACCCTGTTGATATATTGCTAGACCCTGACGCAAAAGATTATGACCCTAATACTTGGACGGAATTTTTTGAAACTCGTTGGATGACACTTAACGAGATCGAAGAATTATATGGGAAGAAGTCAGCGGAGAAACTTCATTTTATTGCTGAGAATGGTAACTCTTATGGTAGAGACTCTATGGAGTATGAGGAAAACCGTTTCGGAGATGCCGATACTCATGAGGAGCATATACCTGGCGATGATGAATATAAAAAAGTAAGGTCGTTGCGTGTTATAGAAAGACAACATAAAAAAATGTCTCGTTGTGATTTCTATGTTGACCCATTAACAGGGGATCAACGCCCTGCCCCCGCAAACTGGACAGATACTAAAAAGAAAAAATTTGCAAAGCAGTATGGGCTGAGTTTAATTTCGAAAGTCATCCCTAAAGTGCGATGGACAGTTACGTGCGATAAAACAGTATTGCATGACGATTGGTCGCCCTACCCCGAATTTACTATTGTTCCTTACTTTGCTTATTTCCGACGCGGTAAGCCATTTGGCATGGTGCGTAATTTATTATCACCGCAAGAGCAACTTAACAAAATTACTTCTCAGGAATTACATATTGTTAATACAACAGCAAACAGTGGTTGGATGGTTGAGTCGGGTTCTCTTGTTGGTATGACACCAGATGATTTAGAAGAGAATGGTGCTCAAACAGGTTTGGTTGTTGAGTACGCCAGAGGTACAACACCACCGACTAAGATTCAACCAAACTCAATCCCTACCGGACTAGATCGCATTGGCCAAAAAGCTGCGGGTAATATTAAAGCTATTTCGGGTGTTAATGACTCGATGCTAGGGACAGATGGTCAAGAGGTATCTGGCGTTGCTATTCAGGCAAAACAGAATCGCGGCGTTGTAATGATCCAAGTGCCATTAGACAACTTAGCTAAAACAAGACATTACCTTGCTGAAAAAATATTACGCTGTGTACAACAGTTCTACACAGAAGAACGGGTAATTCAAATTACAAATGAGGACGATCCGTTAAAGCCACGCGAACAGTTAGCAGTAAATGTAATGGCTCCCGAAGGTCGGGTAATCAATGACTTAACCGTTGGCGAATACGATGTGATTGTTGCAACTGCGCCAGCGCGAGATTCGTTCGACGAAGTACAGTTTGCGGAAGCATTGAATCTTAGACAGGTCGGCGTAGCGATCCCCGATGATGCGATTGTTGAATATAGCCATCTAACTAAGAAAGGTGAACTTGCGAAACGCATACGTGAAGTAACTGGCCAAGAGCCGCCTACTCCAGAGCAAGCTGAAATGTTGGCGATGCAGAACCAACTTGAAATGATGAACATACAGCTTGAGATACAGAAGTTAGAAGCTGAAGTGCAGAAGCTCCAGTCTGAAGCCGCGCTAAATATGGCGAAAGCTGCGGATACTGCCGAGGTTCAGCCACAGCTACAGATTGCAGAAATACAGTCTAAGCTGCAAATGAAGCAGCAAGAACTTGATCTGCGTAGAGAACTTTCTGCTAGTACTAATGCTGTACGTCAGGGTCAAAGTCAGACTCAAGCAGCAACTAAAATTGCATCAACCGCTATGCAATTGGCTAATAAACAGCCAGCCAATCCCCCCAACCAAACAGGAGTTAACTAATGGCTAAAAAACAAGCCCAAGAAACAGAAGATGCACCAATCGAGTTCGAGAGGATGCCAGGATCAGAGGCGCTGGAACAACCAGAGGGTCTTGATCTTAATTTTGGTTTAGGAGAAGAAGAACAGCAAAATCAGGAGGTGGATGAGAGTGCTGTAGTTGAAGAAGAACCACCAGTTGAAAAAGAAACTACCCAAGAAACGGAGGAAGTAAGTGCTGAATCTGAGGAATCTGTTGAAACCGAAGAACCGCAAGAAGAAACAGTTGCCGAGCAGTCTCAAGAGGCAGAACCTACTGAAGCAGAAGAGCAAGCTAAAGAGCCAGAGCCGCCTAAAAAACCAATGGTTCCTAAAACACGATTGGACGAGGTGCTTCAAAAAAATAAAGCTATGCAAAAAGAGCTAGAAGAAATGAAAGCCAAGGAAGAAGCGCCTAAAGAAGCACCAAAATATGACTTTGACTCCGAAGAAGTCAAACTTCAGAACTTAATCTTGGACGGACAGGCAGAAGCGGCTGCAAAAAAGCGAGCCGAGATACGTGCAGCCGAGCGTGATCAGATAACCTACGAAGTTGAGCAGAAAATGCGGCAAGAAATACAGGTTTCTAACCAGCAAAACGCAATTTTGGACGCAAGTAAGCAGATTGAGGCCGAATTCCCTGTGTTTGACCAGAATTCGGAACACTTCAACGAACAGTTAACGAACGAAGTTATTGAATTAGCGGAAGCGTTTGGTTCAAAAGGTTACGATGGCGCAGATGCGATGCACAAAGCTGTGAAATACGTGATTTCTGCCAATAATTTAGGCGAATCGGCAGTAGAAGCTACGCCCAAAGAAGCACTTAGCCCTAAAAAAGCACAGTCAACAGTAGATGAGGTAGCAAAAAAGCGCAGCGAGGTGGCTAAAAAACTAAAAACAGCAGATCAACAGCCCCCTAACCTACCTGGCGAAAGCAGTTCTTCACATGGTGAGCAGCCTTTAGATATAAGTAACATGTCTGAAGAAGAGTTTGATGCTTTACCCCCTGCAACAATAGCTAGATTACGCGGCGATACTTTCTAGGTAATAACTATGTCGATTAAGTACTCAATTTGCGAAGTGCGGTGGAAAGATGCTTGGGTTGATTTCGTTGATCTGACTCTTGAAGAAGCGAAGGAACTTAAAGCCGTGGAGCGCTTTACAGTTGGGTACTTAATAGACATTAAGGAAAGCGAAGGACTTATACTTTGCACAGACTTCTACCCCGAAGAAGAAGAATACATAAATACACCGATAGTAATACCTTGGGGCATGATTACGAACTACCGTATCATAAAAGACAAAGAGGTTAATTCGTTTGACAAGGATGATTAGCCCCACTAATATACACTTTGAAGTAACATTCGCATGGTAGAGCGATACTACCCGTGTCGAACACGTAAAAAACGTCTTACCTCGTCCGTAATGACGTAAAACTTACCGAGGTCGCACCTCGTTCAAATGCGCTAAGTCGTTGCAGCACGATACGTTGCAAGGGTTTAGCCGCACCTAGTCGGCTGAGATTGGCAGGTTTATGCCTGTTTATTATTTCTTTCATTTATTAATGGAGGCCGATTATGGCTTTAACAAATTTTGGTGCTTTAACCAGCAACCAGTTAACTGCGTGGAGTCGTGACTTCTGGCGTGTTGCTAGAAACATGAGCTTCATTAATCAGTTTGCTGGTAATGGTTCTAACGCTATGGTTCAGAGAATTACAGACTTAACTAAGTCTGATAAAGGAACCAAAGCAGTCATTACATTACTTGCTGATATGACAGGTGATGGTATCACTGGGGATAACACCCTAGAGGGTAACGAAGAAGCACTTCGTGCCTACGATATCACTATCGAGCTTGATCAGCTTAGATTTGCAAATAGGATCGCTGGTCGGTTAGCTGATCAAAAGTCTGTTGTAAATTTCCGCGAAAATTCACGGGATGCTCTTGCTTATGCAATGGCAGATCGTATGGATCAACTCGCATTCTTAACCTTGTCTGGTTCGGCTTATACCAATAAGACGAATGGCGCATTAAGAACTACTTCAGGTACAACGGGTCACGAGCTTGTTGATTTGGAGTTTGCTTCTGACGTTTCTACTCCTACAAGCAATCGCCATCGAAGATGGGATAGCACCAGTTACTTAGTCGCTGGTGATACTACTGCTGTTGCAGCAGCAGATACGATTACTTATCGGGCAATCGTTGAGCTAAAAGCCTACGCAAAGGATAACTACATCCGTGGCATCCGTGGCGCTGGCAACGAAGAAGTATTCCATATGTTTGTTACTCCACAGCAAATGGCTGATCTGAAGTTAGATAGTGATTTCCTAGCTAACGTCAGAAACGCTGGTATTCGTGGGCCTAACAACCAGTTGTTCTCTGGTACTTCTTCCTTAATGGTTGATGGTGTGATGGTTCATGAGTTCCGTCATGTCTTTTCAACTGAAGGCGCTACAGCCGGTACTAGCGGTAACGCTGGTTCAGCGGGCTACAAGTGGGGCGCAAATGCTGACCAAAACGGTGCGAGAGCATTGTTCTGCGGAGCGCAAGCTCTTGCGATGGCGGACATTGGCAACCCAGAAGTTGTAGAAGAAACTTTTGACTATGGAAACCAGTCTGGTATCTCCATCGGCAAGATTTTCGGTCTACGCAAGCCTAAGTACAACAGTGACTACAATGGTAGCACCGAAGATTTCGGCGTTATTTGCTTAGACACTGCTGTTTAATTTAAGCGGTCAACCCCTTCCCGTCTTTCTAACTCCTTGGGGCGGGCAAGGGGTTTTTATTTATTTAACCCAGGATATTTTATGAAAATAATCTCAGACAAAAATCTTCGCGTTGCAACATTGT